TTGGGTTTTGATGTTTTGTTTCATGTAATCATTATACAGCCTTTACAGAAAAACGTGCGTAATAAATAAAAAAAATTTATATTTTATTATACCACAAATTACGCTATTCTGGAAGTTCCGTTTTCTGAAACTGCATTGCTTGATACTCTTACAAAATTAGCTTTTGCACGAAAATCATCTAAATTGTGAGCGCCAACATACGAAAAAGAACTTCTAAGTCCATTGGTTATAGTATTGATGACTCCACTAGCAGAACCTTTAAATGGAACGTGCCCTTCTACTCCTTCGACATAGGTAGAACCAGCGCCAGCAGAAGCCATTCCGCGATAGCTTTTAAAGTGCTCTCCATTCACAGTAACAATTCCGCCCGGTGCCTCACTTGTACCTGCAAGCATACTTCCAAGCATCACAGCATCTACGCCAGCGGCTAAAGCCTTTGCTACATCGCCAGCACTTCTAATACCACCATCAGCGATAGAAGATAAACCTAATGAGTCAGCAGCCTCTGCGCATTCAATTATCGCAGATAACTGAGGTACACCTACACCTGTACTTTCCCTAGTTGAGCATGCAGCCCCCGGTCCAATACCGATCTTAACACAATTAGCACCTGCATCGTGCATTCGATAAACTGCACGACCTGTAGCAACGTTGCCACCCACAACACATACAGCAGACCCTTTTCGATCAGCTAAATTTCTTATAGTTTCAATAGCCTTTAAAGCATGAAGTGAGTCTCCATGAGCAATATCCAAAACAATCATACTAACGCCAGCCTCTAGATATTTAGAGACCGGACCTAAAAAAAGCTCATTAACCCCAACGGCTACTCCAACCTTTCTATTGTTGTTTCGCAAAGCCCTAATGTCTCTAATTCTTTCTGGGTGAGTCTTGTTCCTGTGAATAACTCCCACTCCACCAAGATGATCCATAGCCCCAGCCATCTGAGCGCCACAGACAGTATCCATGTTTGAAGCAATAATGGGTATGTCTAAAGACAGCCATTCAGAAAGTTTAGTAGACAAACTAACGTCACTTCTTGACCGCACCTCCGAGTAGCTTGGCTGAATTAAGACATCATCAAATGTGATCATCTCTCGTGAGTCATCAAGAATCTGCATCCTCTTCACTCTCTTCAATAGCAGCAGCCTCTACCATAGCCTCTATATTCGCATCCAATGCACTCTTTACATGCTCAGCTATTACTTCTTCTATTATTGCCCAAGGCACAACGGTTGTAAAAGAATCACCTTGTGGATCTTCAATACAAATAATCACACCGTCTTCACTACATCTAGGGCAATCACTATCAACTTCGCTCATCTGCGTATTCCTCTCTGTATAGGATCAATCCTATAATTGAATAGCAAGCTAAATCCATAAATGAATCCTCAACACTTTCGTTTCTTAACTCTCGACCTGTCGATGCTGCTTTCAGTCTGGCAACCTTGTCACCAGCACGAATCATTGCACCAATCCATGAAGGAATACCCCAATCAGAAGCCTGTCTAATATTTGCAAAAATATCTTCATCTTCACCATAATCAGACCCCTTGGATCTGTGCATATCCTCTATGTCTTTAAGTACCTGAAAGAACATGGGATGTCCAGATTCTCTCTCTGTTTTTATATCGTTATCTTTCATCAAAACTCCTTTATAGTTTGTAACATAACATTCGCTATGAATCATATCAGGTGTTATTCAAGATTCAAATCTTTTCTTGAATAAAATTATTCTCATCTTCAAGCTCTTCTGAGTCCAGTATAAAGCTGAGAACCCCCAGAGGCATGTAGACAACGACATCATACATGTAGTCATCACCGTGATTTTCGCCATACTTCTTCAAAGCACGCTGAAAGTCTTGGACTGTTACCTCAACTGCTTCTCCTGCATAGTGCTCAATTGTATTGTAATCATTTCTTTTCCGGGCACAAAACTCATCGACCTCGGTTATTGTTCCATAAGCACGACAAACCAATGGTCTGTATCCGTACACAGTACATCCATCGTCCCAAAATGCACAGTAGTTATCAGTAGTCTGTTCATTGGAGTCCCAACTGTCATCATGCATTCTGTTTGTCAATTTTTCTATCTTTGAGTCCATCCATTTTTCAGCAGCCTTCTCTCCTTTGTCCTCCATTATTAAATAATATTCTTGACGTAAGGAGAAAGCGATATGAGCAGCCTCAGCTAAATGTATCTTTAATCCAACTTTGCAGCACTTTCCTGAGTTCTTGCATCGAAATTCTGTTTCGTTATGCTTAGCTTGAAAGACCCTTACTTTGTTGTAGACCATATCTAACTCTGAGAATACCTCTAGATCCTCTCTGTGTATCAACCTTTTCATTATTACCTTCCCATCCTTTTCTTTCTAATTCTCATTGCCTTTGCTCGTTCTCTTTTCATTCTATCTACTTTTTCTTGCATTGGCGATTTCGGTCTTCTTTTTGTTACACCGCTCAACTGCCTTCCCTTACCTCTGAACCTCAGTAGATCGTACTTTTTAGCCCAGTTATATAAAGCCTGTGGGGTTACTTCTATGTTGTGTGATTGCTTCAATAACTTACAGATATCAGTAAGCTTCATTCTTTTCTTAACATAGTGTTCGTACAGCCAAGCCTTGTCTTTGTACGGTTCCATAGCTGCCATTATAGATAACTCCCTAAAATCAATTCTATCATATTATACCTATAAAATAGTACATCAAACAACATCAAGCCTCTGCTGACAGCCCCAAGTCGCTATTCCTATAGCGTCAATTACATCTGAGTCGTACTTTTCATGATCACTAAACTCATCGCTATATCTTTTAATCATAAGGTCCCTTACCCTATTTTTTCTTTCATAACTTGCTTTCTTCTTTGCGTCTTTTTCGCCCATCTGAATAGTCCATGCAACTATGTCTTTTTTTGTAACCTTAGAGTAACCTATGCCTGTCTTCCAAACCAGAGGGCTTGCCTCAACTACAGGAACTCTAACGGCTCTCGCCATAGCGATTGAAGCACCAACTATATATGAAAGTATCCTGCTTGTTTGAAAGTTCTGTATATAAACAGGCTGCTCAATAAAAAAATAGTCTGGATTAGTTGCTTTTATTACTCCCGGCAAAACTCCAACTATGGAACTAATCGAAGCAGACACACCCTCCTGCTTTACTAGAGGTATCTTCCCTGCAGACTCGAACTCAATATCTCCCTGTAGCGTTATCTTACATACGCCCCAAGCTAATGAGTGAGAAGATGGATCGATACCAAGCACCCTTACGTCTTTCAATCTGGACAAGGTTTTCATTTCATCTCGTCCCTTAGTTTTTTCTCACTCCAGCCCCATCCGACAAGTCTCTGTATGTATCGCTCTCTTTTGCAAGCCTCACAGATGCTTTCTGTATTGTATCTAGACAGTATTGTTCCACATGGAGGATCTTCCGTAGAGCAGATCCTTTTAGAACTTAGCCTGTCTTTTTTGTCGTAATACCTTTGTAATACTTTTTTATTTGTTATTATTTTTCTACAATCAGCGCCGCAATATATAGCGTTATAAACTTTTGGTTTAAAGCTCTGTCCGCAATCAGGATTGGCGCAGTTTCTGCAGTTTAGTTCCTTCGTCATTATCACTCCAACAAAATGCCTTAGCATCGCAATTTTGGCACTTTGGAGAAGTTATCTTATACGGTCTTGTTGGCAACAAATCATCTTCAAATGCTTGATACCATTTCCTATATTTATCAAAAAGCTTATCAATAAACACATCATCTCTTTCAAGATATATAGGAAGAATAGTCTGATTGTTCTTGTTCTCGTATATAACAAACCCATCATCAAGACCTAAACACCTCATATATATCTGAGCCTGACGAATATGATCGTCTTTTGGTTTATTGTGTAAGCTTCTGTAGTGAAAACCTTCTTGAGATATTGATTTTAACTCAATTAGCTTCCTACCGTCCCAATCAATAATTCCATCAGCAGTTCCACGAATAGGTGGATCTTCATGCTCAACAGGTATTTCTTCCTCTAGCAAGATGCCTAATCCGTCAAGATAGGTATATAATCTATCATGAACGGCATGACCATTATCAAATATACGATAAGTATGACCAGAGAATGTAGGTTCAATAGAAACACCTCTAAAAAGATAGGTCCAATATCTTGGACATTGGTTGGTGTAGCTAGGGTGAAACCCATCGACTCTTTTGAAGTCTTTATCGTTTTTTTCAGTTAAGTAAACATCTATTGCATTAACTAATTTATCCTCAAGAGATATCTTGTCATTCTCTTCTTGATTATTATTCAATAATCTATTTAGTGATTTCAAGACGCGCTCCTTGCTAGTAACTTAAGAGTATTAATATTCTCTTCAAGTGCCTCAAATAAAGTATACCAGATATCTTTAGAAATCTTATCCTTATTTGACATAATTGTTGAATTTCTTTTATAAGCCTGCGCCTTAACGATAACCTTAGTTCTATATGCAGCAAGTATCGCAGCAGTCTTAGCTGCTTGCATCCCTAAATAATGATTAGGGTTTTCAATAATATCATCAACTATGCGCATAACCTCAATAAACTCCTCAGCCTTATCGCCCATAGCATCTTTAATTTGTTCTACTGAAACAACAAAATCTTGCGTCATTTTCAATCACCTCCATATTCAGTATCTTCTATTAATTCACGAAACAAATCCCACTCTATAACAGCAAGTTTAACTTCGCTATCTTCCCCTAAGACTAGGGAGTAGCAAGGATACTTATAAGAATCATTCCAAGCATCTTTAGAGTGTTTAATCCATTTCTTGATCGAGACAGTAAAAGATCTGCCGCAATGTTTATAGTCCACAAGGAAACTGCTAATCGTGGCATCACCTTTTTTCATGCCACGACCAGAGTTCTTTACAGCTTTAGCGCCATCTCTTTTTATCTCTTCTTGTTCGTTACGTTTCATCCAACGATGACCTTCTCTTCAATTTCAGACATTTGCTCATCTGAAAGGACAATGTTACCAGCGCCATTCCATTTTTCCTCACCATAATAGAACCAAGCACCTCTTCTTTCAATTATTCCCATCTCAACTGCTATGTCTATCAACTCACGAAAACTGTCAAGACCGCCCTCTTGTGGCAATACATAGTAGTGACCAGTTGTTCCAATAGACGCACGCTGCTTTGTTTTCTCTATGCTCCACATAACTTTCTGAGATGTAATCATCTTTGCTTCATCCCGGTTCATATCCTGCTGAGACATTGAGAGGAACAATTTAATAATATTATGCATATTGTGATGCACCGTATTACCGTACTTCCCCCTCAGTTGTGCGTACATTCCGCTGAGGTCTATCATCTGATGGGATATGAACAGCATTATGTTGTTCTCCTTGTTCAGATGATTCACTAGCTTCTGCAAAAAGTAACCTTGCGACCTAGCCGCAAGCCCCATAGCCTTGCCGCCATCTGGTTTTGCATAAAACTCATCTTTCATTAGATTTGATAAAGAATCAATAAGGAAAATATGTTTTTCCTTATCGCTTTCTAAATAAGGTGTTATAGCCTTTAATATATCTTCCACCACGGTGCCCTGTATAACTACAGGGTCATTTATATCCACACCGCATTGTTTAGCATAAGACTCTTTATAAGAAAACTCCGAGTCTACAATTATGGGTCGGTAACCCATCTTCTGCGCTTCAGCAAGTATGTGATAACACATCGTTGTCTTGCCAGCAGAAGGAGTACCCCATAGTAAGTGTGTCATACCACTATAAAGTCCACCTCCAAGCGCCCTGTTGAGCCCAACAGATGGCGTTGGTATTATTTCAAATTCAGGCATAGTGTCTCCACTACGCTTATCAATTATTAGCATTAATCTTCAACCTCCTACAAAAATCATTAATATCTATAATATCGTCTGCGCCGCTAACTTTATATCCTTCTTCATTTTTAGAAATCGGACTGGGCTTAGCAGCCACCCAATTACCCTCAATAGATCCTAATTTTTGACCATATCGAGAGTATACATGCGGAAATATAACAATCTTACAGAAACGAACACCGTCCCAAACGTACACAGTTGCCATAGTTGCACCTTTAGATGTTTTAAACGACCTAGCGCTGCAAACGTAAGCAACAGCTTTTCCGCTATCCATATCACCTAATCCATGCTCATACAGCCATGAGTGATCATGACTGGTACCTTCTCTAACAATGTCCATCAGTCTTGTAACATCACTATCATCATTTCCAACATCACCATAACAATGTAAAGAACGATCACCAACTAATGCGTAAATATAATCATTCTTTTTTAAATCATTCTCTACATCTGTAAACACCGCAAAGGAACCTGTTGGATCTTCAAACTCGACTCTAACGTAGTTAGAGGATCTCTTAATTGATCTAACAACAACCTTTACAAACTTCAAATCAGTACTTCCCTCTTCAACACTTGAAGCAGGAGAAAGTAAATCACTATTCTTATCATCTATGTCCTGATCCACAGGGAATCCAAGAAGAGGCATATAATACTTAGAATGCTCATACTCGGACATGTGACCAATGGACTTAAATGCCCCAACCTTATCTAAAGATTCAATGTTGTTCTTTCTTACAATCTTGCGAACACATCTTCCTTCAAACTCCTCCATAGAACCAAAAGGTCTCTTTGAGATTATCTCACCAATGGCTGATGACCCTACGCCATCTATATTTGATAACCCGAACCTTATCGAACCACCATCATCATAGTCTACTGAAAAGAACTCATTGGACTTATTTATATCGGGTGGATTAACTTTTATTCCAAGTCTTTTTGCCTCCATAAGATAAGTCGTAATTCTTTCACGGTTTGTTTCGTTAGCCAACAAGGACCAGCAATACTCTAGCGGATAGTTTAGCTTTAACCACATCGACTGGTACGAGAGCATTGAGTAGGCTACAGCGTGTGATTTATTGAACATATACAAAGATGACTTCTCGAAATCGTCCCACATCTTCTCCGCAGCATCTTCATCTATCAAATTGTTGCTTACAAACTTTGTTCTAAACTTCTCAAACTCCATTATGTCACGTTTTTTACCAATAATCTTACGAAGCGTATCGGCCTCTGCCCAAGAAAAACCAGCCAAAGAAACCACAGCCTGCATCAACTGCTCTTGGAATATAAATGTTCCATAAGTTTCTTTCAATATGTCCTCAAGAATTGGATGAGCATATTTTACTTTCTTTTTACCTGAGCGTCTTTTTATGAACTCATCACCCTGTGTAAGCATGGCCCCCGGTCTAACCAATGCATTTGAAATCACTAAGTCCTCAAAAGAATCACACTCCATTCTCTCTAAGAGATTCCTGTACGCACCAGCATCAGCCTGAAACACACCTGTTGTTTCACACGCTGAGAACTCTTCAAATACTTTGGGGTCCATCAATGCAATCGACTCTTCGGATACATCAACCCCATGGTGTTCTTTGATTTGGTTTAGGCAGTCATTAATAACAGACACCATCTTTAATCCAAGAACATCTATTTTAATCAACCCCACAGCCTCTGCGCCCTCCATGTCAAGCGCTGTCACATCAGTTCTCTGATCAGATGTAGACTCTTTCCTTGTCTCTACTGGGCATACGTTCCAGAGCGGCTCTGATGACACCACAACGCCAGCAGCGTGCATACCGGCAGTACGAACGCGTCCTTCTAACCTCTCAGCAACAGGCTTTACATCAACATACTTATCGCAAAACTCCCTCACTCTAGATATCTTATTCATCTCATCAAGGTCATCAAATAGCTGAGTTATATTGTTGATCTCTCCAAACTCTACCCCGAAGACTCTAGCGACATCTTTAACAGCAGACTTAGCTTTAAACTCTCCAAAAGTAGAAATAGAAGCAACATTATCGCTACCCCATCTCTTTTTTAAATACTCTTTAACCTCTGCCCTTCTTTTATCTTCAAAATCAAGGTCGATATCTGGATAGTCATTACGTTCAGGATTGATAAACCTAGCGAACAATAACCCATATTTTAGAGGATCTACCATAGATATACCCAAAAGGTATGCTAATAAAGAACCGCCAACAGATCCACGACCTGGGCCTACGCCTATACCCTGTATCTTAGCCCAGCCAACAAGGTCCCATATTATCAAAAAGTAATCAGCAAAACCTGTCTTATCTATAATGGACAACTCACTTAAAAGTCTCTCCTTGTACTCCTCGGCATTATCGACAGCATCAAGACCTAAACTCTGAAGGCCGGACTCTGCAATCTCTCTTAGGTACCATATAGATTCAAACTTGTCACTAAACTTTGGTAGTAATGATTTCCTAGTCGATACAGAAGCCGAGCACTTATCTGCAACTTCTAAAGTATTCTCCAAGAAGGCATTTTCGTAACCTTTCTTTAAGAAAAGCTCTTTAATGTCTTCTGCGCCCATTATCCATGGCTCAATGTCATCAAACCGTAACCTTCTATGTGGGTACATCTTATTAATCTTATCCAAAACACTCATATCGCTCTTATGAGAACAACTCTTATGTAGCCCTGCATACTTCTTGTCACTAGAACTCATAGATCCATACTGAGAGAGCGTTAATAGAACTTCCTCCACTCCTGCGTCTTCTTTAAATGGATAATGGCAGTCCAATGTTGGAACAACAAGTTTATTATAAGAATCAGCTAAACTTATTAGTCCACGATTTATTTCTTCTGGATTCCATGCTTGAATCTCAAAATAGAAGTCATCACCAAATATACTCAGAAATCTCTCTGTTAGTCTCTCTGCACGAGAGTAGTCTCCTACCTCAAGAGCCTTGGCTATTGCACTTCCTCTACACCCAGACAAGGCTACAACGTCATTGTCAACAATTCTATCAAGCATTTCAAAATCAATCCTAGGCTTATAATAGAAGCCCTCATTCCAAGCCTGCTTGTTTAGCTTATACAAACTAGACAGTCCTTTATTATTTTTAGCTAAAAGTATTAGATGAAACCTCTCTGCTTTTCCATCTAAATTATCAGAGTCTAGGCTTGGAGTGAAGTAAGCCTCGATCCCAAATATGGGCTTTACATCCTGACCCTTACATGCGTCCTGAAACTTAAGGACTCCAGCCATGCTGCCATGGTCCGTAATTGCTATAGAGTTCTGACCATGCGTAGATGCCGCCCTAGCCATCTCTTCTGGAGTGGAAAGACCATCTAGTAGAGAGTACTCGCTGTGAACGTGGAGATGTACAAAATCTGTCATGAGAACCTTATCAAATCTGTTAGTTCTATAGGAGAGATAATCTTAACCTCTACGCCCCCCTCTTTAAGCAAGGAAAGTGCATCATCATGGCAATATTTAGTCATAGCATACACCTCTTTTACACCTGCATTTATTAATGTTCTGGAGCAAAATACGCAAGGAGTTGTTGTAAGATACATCCTACACCCCTCAGTAGCCACCCCATTTCTTGCTGCATGCAGTATAGCATTCAATTCAGCATGTACTGCGTTGCATCTTTCAAAACCTTTTCCTGATTGCCTCGTTAGGCAAGACTCTCCACAATGGGAAGTCCCCCTTGGCGATCCGTTGTACCCAGTAGCCAAAACATGATTTGAGGCTGGATCTACTATGACACACCCCACCGAACGTGATGGACATGTTGCTCTCGTAGCTACAAGAGTAGCCATACGAAAATAGTATGTATCCCAATCTGGGCGATTATTAACTAACTCAAAACTATTAGTATTTAAATTATCACTCATTTGCACACCTTTCTTTTAAAATATTATCTAACTCACTTAAGCTATAAGACTTTCCAACACCACTATTAGCCCACCAAGGAGTATCTATTGAGAACCCCTCATTATGAGGTCTATCAACACAGTAAGCATACATGCCTTCTTTGTTTATTTTATTAACCTCAATAGGGTTGTCTTCAATCATAAATACAAGACTACCATTGTTTGATTTTTCCTGTATGTTTATCATTGTCTCAACCTTTTTTCCAGTATTGGTAAAGAAGATTGAGTTATAAGGTATATCCCAATCATCAAGCCAAGCTTCTGTTATTTCTTCCCACATAGCGTTACGAGCAGTAATGAATGATACATCAATTCCGCTCATAAACCATTTATTTACATAATACCAAGCATCTTCATATGGTCTTATATTTCTCCAAAAGACTTCGCTCTTAAGAGATTCGCTAACCCAATCAATATCGTGTACTTTCTCAGGATCAAAAGACTCTGAGAAGTCGTACCTTTCGTGTCCGCACTTGTCGGCAACGTAGTCTAACTCGAAAGATGTGTCAGCTATGACTCCATCTATATCAATACAAAGATGCATAAACTACCTTTCTGAATGCGGCAGGAGGGGTAGGGAACGCCCTCCTGCCAATCATTCTACCAAGTCGAACCTGAACTAGAAACCTCTCCAGTCGTATAATATGATTCTTGCTGCTCGTAAGGAATGACTTTATAAATGCCATCCAAATCAATCATTGGTATTTCTCTTTGCTCGTCTGTTTCAACAGAGTTTTCAAGAGGTATCAAGTTGTACTGCGTATCATGTGCAGCACTTCCCTGTCTGCTGTACTTGTAGCAACGATCAGTAATCGTTCCATAAGTTTCTGCATACTCAATAATGGTGTTGCCAATATGACGAGAATTGAATGTTGTTTCAATTATCCTTGACTCCCATTTACCCGGCTCAATCTCTACTAAAACATTGATCAATAGATGTGGTCTCGGAGTCCACTTTCTATCTTTAATGATTTGCTCAGAAGCCCAACAACGGTACCCAGTTGATTCAAGATCAGCTGTACTCATTGCTTTGTGTTTCCAATTTACTGGTGAAGTAACAACCTGAACAACTGAGGCTGCGCCTCGTGAGTCATCGTGTCCTGCACCATCTTCGGTTAGTTCCTGACGGAACCTGATCTTAAAAGAGTCCCCATCCCGAAGGAATAAGAATCTTTTTCCACCACCACCAGATGACTTCGTATTGGAGTCTCCTAGTGTTTTTTTCATATCTGCTATTGTATTAAAGCTTTTCATATAATTCTCCTATAATCTCGTATTCATTAAATACATTTATTTTATTATTTATGGTTTGTTTTATTTGATCTGAATTCAGATCTCCCGCATCTTTGAAATCTGGATCGACAACGCCGACATGGATTTCCATTCCACGGTTAGATGATATTATATCATCTGCCATTGCATAACCTGCACTATCATTGTCAGGAATTATAATAATACTATCAAAATTCTTAGATAGCAACATCATTTGCTCTTCCGTCACAACAGCACCAAGTGTAGCAACAACGTTTGGAAAACCTGCTTGATGTATTTTAATAGCATCAAGACTGCCCTCCACTACTATAACCTCACTATGCGCCTTTGCATTATTGAGGTTAAACAACACACGACTCTTAGCGAATCCTGTACTGTATAAATATCTTGGGACCTGACTTTCATCAGTCGCCCTACCAATTATACCACAGAAACTATAAGACTGATCTCTGACAGGGATAGTTATTCTCTCTTTGTTTCTAGAGTATCCTACTTCAAAGTATCTTAGAGTATCCAGTTCAAACCCGCGATCCATTAAAGGCTTAAGGTAATTGACATCATCAGAATCATAGTCAATCAAACAAGCATCTAAAACATCTTCTGAGATTTCTGTATCTTCTTTATCGCTATCTTCCAATATAGCTTTTAGAAACTCATCACTAATCTCGGTTTTAGAAAACCTAGTTTCTTCATTAAGAAGCATCTTTCTAAGGCCGCGTATACTGCCTTGCTTATCACAGTCAGGGTTGAAGCAATGCCATAACCCATTTTCTTTATTTATAGAAAAAGATGGAGTGTTCTTGTTGTCATGGAAAGGACAGTAAGCTGTAAACTCACTTCCAACCTCGTTTATTATTGAAACAGAGGCTCTATGTAATGTGTCTCTTATTACAGACTCAAGAGATTGCGTGTATGGTGAACTCAAATGTCTCATCCTCCTGTATATAATCCCAACTTAATTTATGGTCTTTTAGTATGATATCACGCTCTAGCATTTCTTTCGCTATTTCATCAACCATCCAATCACGCAATCTTATTATTGTTTCAACATCTCGCGCTTGACCTGTGTATGTTTTAACTATATTAGACACCCCACTCCTCCTTCCATTCTCCTGTATCCAGATTCCAATTCAAAAAGAATCCAAAGTGTGTACATCTACGAACCTTGCGACTAACTACTTGAAAAATACTAGAGTCCATCTCACGATGTAGAGCCAACACTAAGTCAGCATCGTAAGCTAACTGCTTGCTCCAAGCGACTTCTTCTAACTCTGGTGGTCTCTCTGAGTGTCCATCATTCATTGTCACAGCCGCAACGTCAATAATAGGTACATTATTCTTTACAGCCATTCTCTTAAATGCTTTGGAAAGGTTTTTAGCCTTCTCAGTCTCAGACTTTGCACCACTAGCATCATCAAATAAACCATGATAGTCAAGAATGACCATATCTGGTTTGTATTGATCTATCTTAGCTTGAACAAGGTTCTGATCCGCAACATCTAATCCATCAGAAGTGATGAGATAAAATGGCTGCATGTCATTAAACTGACTCTCGCCCCATTCCTGATAGGAGTCTACAATCTCTGAGTTAGGTCTAACCAGATCGGAGTGGGTAAAGTACCCCCTACCATTATTAAGTAGGGTATCAATCCTTTGAGCTTCTTGTTGCTTGCTCATCTCCAATGAGATAATCATAGGTCTATAACCAGCCAGCCATGCATTAACAGCAAACAGTCTAGCGATAAAAGACTTACCAACCCCTGTCCAACCAAGAAGAACAATAAAGTCTCCGGGTTGCCATCCACCAAACTCTGCATCTATAACAGATATTCCTGTAGGGATACCTATGGTTCCTCCATCATCACTCTCTGCACGCTTCTTCAACTCATCTAGGCGCTCTCTCCACTCTCCAGATATATCAGTATCCTTAAGGTTGGTTGCATCCTTTACTAGCTGATTGGCGTTAGAGACAAGATAGTTAAGTGCAGTCTTTGGACCGCTGTTCTTCATCATCTCATGAGTATTCAACATCAACTCCCTAGTCAGGGTTGACATAGACTCTTTTCTTGCTTCATCAATATAGTACGACAAAGGCTCTGTAGTAGACAAATACTCAAAGTCAGGAAAGTGTGATTTAATCTCTGCCTTGGCAGGTATCTTTCCATGATCATTATAGTGTTTGGTTATAAAAGCCCATATGTCTTTATAATTTATAAATACTGAGCCTACGTTTTCACTTTGGCATTCAATATAGTCACCGGATTCTAACACGGCATTTAAAAGCTTTACTTCGTAATTCACTTTCTACGATCCATTCTCTCTTTAGTTTTCTCAACAATGCTTAAAAACTTTTCCTTCGATTCCCTTTCGGAAACCGTCTTACTAATCATAGTAGGCACTTCCATGGCAAAATTAAAAACCATGATTGGTCCAGTAGTTTTACTTACATACTGACCGGCCATAACTATGAGATCTTCATATTCATAAGCTTCAACCAGACTGTCAGCGACAGGCTCTTCTCTACCAATATCTGGAAGAAAGAACTTACTGTCCTTGCTCGACAATTCTCTCAATAAGAGAATCAGGTCCGATCCAACCTTTTTCTGAGGCATTTTCAACCCTCCTATGCAATAAAATTAGTCTATCGAATTTAGACATACCAGCAGTTACACCGGCAAAATAAGGATCTTCTAGCGCTGTAACGATACATGGTATCTTAACATCACACTTAGTACACTTTTCTTTAGCGTACTCAATCTCTTCCCAGTCTGAACTAGTCCAATAAAGGCTATGTTCATCATTCCTGCAAACAGCATCCTTAATCCATCCATCAATAGGCATTAATCTTCTTTTGGATCAACTTCGGCAAGTTTTGCCTCAAGCTGAGTATCAACAACATCCCATAAGCGAGTCCATAACTTATCATCATCTGGATCGCCTACTAACTTCGCACCAGCATCTAGCCGCATTGATTCGTAGTTACCAAGATTCTTGGTAATTCCGATTGCAACCCATATGTGGTTTTCATCTGACGTTTTCATATTCTTACTACTTTCTTATAGTTGATTTTACTTCCCTGATTTTCTTTTTCAGGCTTGTAGAAGAGTGTATCTGATCTTTAGATGGTCTTCCAACCTTTCTTGAAGAAAAAAAAGATTCTAACTCCTGTACATCGCTGTAGGTATAATATCGGTAATTTGTACCCTTATAGCTAAAGCGATTGGCAGAGGGCAGCAAGCCCTTCCGCTCGTATTCACGAACTGTTCCTGCTGCCCTTCCGACCAATTTGGCGACTTCGCCAATAGTAAATATCCTTTTACGAAACAATGCAGATCCTTTGTAGTCATCATAAAATTCTTCGCCAGTATCGATTCTCACAAAAAGAACCTTATTGTCACGACGAAGATACTTGATAGCTTTCACCACCACATCCCCCTCAAGATAGAATCCTCTAACCTGAGCGTTTATTTTATTTGCTAGCTTTTCTAGATCTTTCATTGCTTAAACGGTTATATACTTTCCTTTTATTATCATTCCACGTCTGAAGCAAAGGCTCAACCCTATATCCGCAAATCAAACAAGAAACTTCGATTGTCTCTCTATATCTTGGACCCTCTAGCATCTTGCCACGACACTTGGGACAGATGATTGATACTTTAATCTTTTTATCTTGTGGTTTGAATTTATCCATTATTTTACAGTTGCTGCTGTGTTTGGATCTCCAACTTTAGTTGCTGCAATGCTCTTGACGGCTGATATAAGCGCGCCCATTCCAGCAACGCTGGCTGCTTTTGTGCTTGACAGATCTGACACAGTAAATACAGCTAAAAAGCTCTGTACTGCAGTCCAAACTGCTCTTTCAATAATATCTTTATATAGACTCATATAGGTCTACCTCCTATGTATGCCCCGAAGGGACTTTCTCTACCAGAGATCAGTCCTGATCCAACCAAACAGTATATTCGGCTGTAACCATGCCTTTCTCTGGGTTTACGAACATTAACGGTTGCGAAGGTCTACCAATAGCACCCAAAGTTTCAACTGCATATTCATTAGTTGATTCTGTGCTACCAGAGACTCTGCAAGTAACCGTATTAAATGTCATACGAGTTGGCTGGTGCCAATGCCCGATGAACACATCGTCGAAGTGTTGATTTATAGCACCAACTCTCCAACCAAAAATCTTTTTCTGGAATTGATAGAACGAGCCGAAAGATCTAAACTGATCTCCATGGCAAAGTAAGCAGCTATAGTTTCCTATTTCTGGTATAGCATACCAACGACCTTCTCCACGACCATCTGGAATATCGAAGGTTATTCTATCCTCATCTGAAAATACTAAATCCATGATGCGATAAAGCATACGGTCAGCATTGGTTTCAGGATCATGATCCTTCCTTCCGCGACCACCTATGGCACCATGGTTTCCAATTACCGCAGTTACTTTAACACTACGGAAATTTTCTAACATCTTTCTAAAGAATGCTGTCATAATTCTTGGACCATCAACAGTTACTTGACGATACAATCCTCCATCAACAAGAAAACTTTGTCCGGGGAATATAAGTTCTCCCTCAACAATGTCTCCAAGAATCCACACCTCTAAATCCTTAACAGGATGGTCTGCTCTCTGAATGTCGGTCAAAGCAATAACTTTGTCAGCATAAAGAGCAACCCTTTCTTCACAGGTTATGGAATCATAACTCGGAGTTACCTTAGCCAACTGCCAATCAGACAGCACAGCAACAGCAACCTCTTCACCCTTGGTTCTTTTATCTGCCTTGGGCGCTTTTGTGGGAGGTACAACATAATTTTCTGCTTGATCTGTAACCGCTCGGTATACAGACGAAGCAAGGTCATCTTTTTTCGTTTTTAACTTCTCGAACTCTTGTACTAGTTTCGTATAAGCTAATTTTAATTCAACCTCATTATTAATTTCAACATTACTCATTGGATCGTTTGGAACTCCAAATTCGTTTTGCTCTCTTCTATAAGAGCAAACGATATTGTATTCCTGCTCCTTTCTACATCTAGGGTCAGCATATTTTTGATTGTGAGTGTTCGGAGTGTACATAATTGAACACCCTTCACCTTTACATTGTTTCATTAAATCTCCTCGACTTACTAAAAACTACCGTAGCAGCAATAATTACTATTCGCAACCATCGGTATTTTTATTTTTTAAATCTCTAATTGTTTTTTTCTTATTTTTCGCTCTCATTGTCTTTCTCATATGGTCTTTGTATTCCATGGGTTGTACCAATCCTTCACGATGTAAAGTGCTATGTTCCCCTGCTGTGCAGAGAAAAAGATTAGATATTCTATTATCCTCTTTTATTTCATTAATATGGTGGACCGACTCCCATGATTCAAGATGTCTTCCTAAAACTCCCTCTACCACAAGTCTGTGTTCATAGACGTATCCGTGAACTTGATATGGATGCTCTGGTTGTCTAACTCGGATGTATCCTTTATCGTCAACATACTTGCCTCCGTTCCAATTGGAATTACCTTTGCCTTTGCGTGCCTCATTGCCCCATTTTAAATCGTCACGACGAGAAGCTAAGGAATTATGCTGACGATCCAATATCCTCAACCCATATACGAATAGGTGCTGTAGCTGATGCTGATATTTCATAAGTTTTAGCAGCATCATCAGTTACTCTATTGTTATGTACTATCGTAGCCTTAAACTCATGGGGAGTTGACGAAGCCGTAGTGTCAATAATTGCTGAATAGTCTCCTGCGCCAAAGTATCTTGCATTAACAGTAGGATTTGATGTTATAAGTTTGTATGTAGCCAAAACGGTGTCCGTCGAGCTTACAGTTTGTATTATCTTCAATGTCATGTCGCTACCGGCATGCCCTGACTGTAGTTTTATGTCAGGTATAGAAACATTTACTTTATAATATCTAGCATCTGCAAGTGTTATCCTTTGATCGGATGAACCTGATCCAGAGGTAGTATTAAGATTAGCAATAGTATATGTGCCATCAGTTAAACCTGTATGAAGAACGCCATTAGTCTCGGTAGATACCTGTGTCGTAAAGCTATTCATAACAATTACGCCTTTTGCGTAATTGTCAGTAGCAGACTTAACCTCGCCTATATTTGTAGTTATTTGCTGCATTCTGCCAGCGGTAATGGGCGTACCCAAAGACCAACTAACTGCATCATAATTGTCGTAATCAGCCATAATACTTAATTATACACCCTTCTCGGTTATGATTCCACACCAAAATCTAAAAAACATTATGACTCCAAAGCCGATAAACGAGCTTCCATTTCTTGAATAGCCTTAACTATTGGTGCAATCAACTCTGTGTACCTAATTCCCTGAGTGCTTCCTGATTCAACAGTCACCTTGGATTTTCCATCGGGGTCTCCTGATTCTATATCTGCGTGTTTCCAATGCTCTTCTTCATCATACGACCCATCTATCCACAATGCAGTAGAGGGCGCATCATCACCAAGCAAAGTTTCTACCTCTTGGGCTATAAAACCATGATGTTTCCTTGCTCCACCTTTTCCAGTAGCCCCTTCTTTCCAAGTAAAAGAAACAGGTCTTAATCCTTTTATAAATTCTAAACCAAGGGAAGCGTTTTGAATATTTTCTTTCATGTTCACATCCGAAGTGTTGATCCCGCTTTTAGAGTAAACATCGTCCCAAAATTTACTTGAAGATCCAATGTCTGAGCCTGTCCAACCTTCGGTGGCGTTTATGTATGTAGCAGTAGACGCAGGGACTATGCTCCCTGTGCTTGTTACTCCACCTGTAACTGTAAGATCCCCACCAATATAACTATTGCCATAAGCAACAAAGTACAAACCAAACCCACCGGGAGCAGCAGAATCGCTACCCACTACAAGGTTGTGTTTTAATCTGATGTCTCCCCATACATCAAGAATGTCGTTAAGAGAAGCGCCGCCACTCTCTAAATTAAAAAGCATATTAGAAGTGCTTGCAAGTCTAATATGAGGTGAATTCCCTGTATTTTGAAGAAGAATATAATTATCTTGTGCATTGTTATAAATGCCGATACCATCATAACTAAACCCACCAAAAGAACCTGAGCCGTAATTTATTGACCCGAAAGCATCATCGTCACTTGTGGTCCCAAATTTTATTGAAGAACTAATAGATGTACTTGTATTAAAAGTCACTCGTGCAGTTCCAGAACCCTTAAAGACATAAGAACTACCGGGGAACGAGCCGCTAGTGATATCAGCACCAGTAATTGTTAAAGCAGAAACATCAATTCTTGCCGCAGCAATCGTTCCAGAGGTTATATTGTCAGCATTCAGATTAGAGACTGTGATGCTGCTTGCATCAATAGTCCCCGACGTTATATTTGAAGCACTCAATGTTCCAGCAAACGCTCCTGTAGCCCCTGTGATAGACCCAGAGAATGTTCCTGAAATAGCTGATAATGCTCCTAATTTGCTTACCTTAAACGGAGCGGATGCATAAGTCGAAGCGCCCAGCCACATATCACCATCGGAATTAACATGGAAAGATTCAGTACCAATATCAATTGTTCCACCAGTTATGTCTCCAGAAACTGTAAAAGTTGAGCCATCCCATTGAACATAAGAACCAGTAGTAGCGCCTAAATAAAATGAACCATCAGTCCCTGCCCGAAGACCAGTCGTTCCTGACCCGAGAGTTAATCCGTTCGCAGGGTCTATCCATACACCAGCATTGGTATCGTCATAAGCAGTTTTCGACCCCATCCTTATAAAAGGAACGGTACCTGCAGCACTAAGGATCAAAGAAGATGACCCTGAATTTGCTTGCATGGTTCCTGCACCTATAGTCCATGTGTCTGCACCACTACCTATCTCCCCAGTAGTAGCATAAACACCACCACGAGCAGTAAGGTTATTTAAAATAGCAGAACCATCACTATGAAGTTGCCACCCAGCCTCTGAGCCTGAAGTGTTATCATAGTTAGAACTAGATATTGTGTCTCCTACCTCAACAACACTCGCGCTAAGCTGTGTTCCTGTTATTGTTCCAGCAGCTATATTTGAAGCAGTAATTGTTCCAGCAGCTATTTGAGTAGCGGTTATTGTACCTGCTAAAATATCGTTGGCAGTTATTGAATTAGCTTCAATGTCTACACCACCAGCGACTTCCAAAACATTAATTGCAGAAGAAAGAGTTACGTCAGTCGT